ATCCATTGTTACATCAGCATCGGTAATACCTAAAGCACCGCCAAATTTACCACGAACTCTACCAAGAGTTTCTTTACACATAGCAGTGAAATAGTCCCTAACCCATTGTTTTGAGGATGTATTTAATTCATCATAGTTAACAACATCAATAGGTACGTCTGAAGGAAGTTTAATAATGTCTTTATTTTCGTTTAAACATCTTTGTCTTTCTTCATCATCTTTAACTTCATAATAGTGATACCACACTTTACTACCAGTTACATCCATACCTGTAGCACCCGGACCAAATCCCCCTCTACCAAAAATAATTCTAGAACCTGGAGGTGGAATTAAATGTAATAATTTAGTTCCATTAGGTCCTGCAGTAATTTTATAAACTAAGTCTGAAGATATAATTCTTTGTTTAAGTGAATAATCAGCATCTCTAGATAAGATATCATAAGCAGGAGCTAAATAAAAACCACCATAACCGTATCCTCCACCTCCACCACCGAAGGGAACTTGACCGTATCCTCCACCAAATCCGTAATCACCAAATCCGTATGATGAATATAGAGCGTGGTCTATTGTTGGTGGGGTTATCCAAAGAACCTCGTTGATTTCACGCCCAGCAGGAATTTCATAAACTTGTTGACCTTGTGTAACAGTTACATAATCTTTTTTTAATTCCCACGGACCCCTAGCTTGTAAACCTACAATTTTTGAATAAGCATAAGTAAAAGAATCTTCATAATTCTGTTCTCTAACTGTCAAAGACCTGGCAATATCAGTGATATTAATATCTTTACCATAAAGAGAAGACCATTGTGATTCTATTAACCATTCATTGATGTAAGCTGAATGATCCTCAATAGAAATTTCTAATAAAGTACACATCATCTCGTCCTCCAATTCAACTTTACGAATTGGGGCTCCTAGTCTGTGTTTAATTTGTCTAAATAATTTAGCTTTTTCAGCATCATTAATAATTAATGCCATATCCGTTTTTTCTTATAAATATTCAATACATTTATAATTAAACAGTTTCACTATGTTTTGATAGAAATTTTTTAAAGAAGTCTTCAGAAATGCCCAATTCATTTTGTTCATCCCCAATAACGGTGTTAATAATTTTAGTTTTCTTTTGTAACATTTCATACATCATTTCATCTATTGTCCCTTGAGCAATAGGGTAATAAATGTTAACTGTATTCAATTGACCAATACGAAAAGATCTATCCTCTGCTTGAGCGTGATTAGCGGGAACAAAATCTAAATCATTCATAATTGTTACTTGTGATTTTGTTAGGGTGATAGCTGAACCAGCTGAAATTAAATTACCTACAAAAACCATAACACTATCATCATTTTGAAATCTATCTATTGAAGATTGCTTTTGAGTTGAATTCATTTTACCGTTGTGACCTACAGCTAATTTACCAAAGTGTCTCATTAGTAAATCAAAAGAATGTGTGAAATTGGTGAATATAATCACCTTTTGATTATTTTCTATTGCCTGTTCTGCTAATTCTATACTATGTTTAACTTTTTCTTCAGCTAAATATTTTCTAAGGACAACCAACTCAACCATATGTCTACCATTACCTAATTTTTTACCCTCACTTTTGGCCCATTCTAAATACTCCTCAAAGACACTATTATATTTTTTCATGTCATCTATTTCGATATAATATGGGGCCACAATTTTAGGTGGTAAATCTAAATGGTCTGTTTTTTTTCTACGTAAAATAATTGATTTAGTCCTATCATTTAATTCTTCCAAATTAGAAGCACCGTCAGTTAACCAAATTTCTTTAAATTTACCGTTCTTTAATTTTCTTTTAAATTTTTTACCGTCACAATATCTAAAAGCAAAAAAGGTCCAACTAGAAGTTAATGGTGAACCACAAAGATTTAATAAATTATAGTAGTCCATCGGTCTATTAGCGATAGGGGTACCTGTTAATAACCACCTTCTTTCTATATTTTCTGAGATTTGATTAACAATTTTAGTTCTATCTGCTTTTGGGTTTTTGACCATGTGGGCCTCATCCATTATTACCAAATCAAAACCTTCTTCAACAATATGTCTTCTTATTTCCCAATCTTCATACTTTTTTCTATTATCAACTATAGTATGGAAATTTTTTAATATATCATAATTTATAATAGTGTATTTTTTAGGGTTCCAATGGTTACTTTTTATAATACTAATATCTTCTTCAGGTATATAAGCATTAATTTCACGAAACCAATTAATTTTAGCATTAGCAGGACAAATAATTAATATTTTTTCCGCGTTACATTCAATAGAAGAAATAACTGACATCACAGTTTTTCCTAAACCCATATCGTCAGCAAGAATACACTTCTTTTTCCTCAATAAAAATTTAATACCCTCTTCCTGGTGCTTAAAAACCCTCCAACCCCTTTTATCCATTTCTTGGTATTTATCAAAATTAACTTCTACCTCTTCTTCTAAGTCTAATAAATTTTCGTCTATTTGGGTTTTTGGGATATAAAATAGGGGTGAATACTTTTGATTTTTAAAAACTTTACCTTTAACATGATATGTTTTTTCTGTATCTGCTAAAACTTGTTCAACAAATATTCTTTCAGGGATATGATTCAATTCAAATTTTTCTTTTAAAGTTTGACCAAAAAAATCCGTGATTTTAATTACTTTATTTATTGTTAAAGGTTCAAAGTGGAAATTTTTTTCTATGTATTCAGCAATACTAGGTGCAATAGGAAAGGGTCCTTCCTTTTCTAATCTTTCTTTTAGTGAAATTAAATACTCGTTGGTACCCTTATATTCCTCTAATTTAAGTAATGTTTTTCTATTTTTTAAATTACTAATATCTAACATAGACATAATAAATATAAAAAGAAACTAAAAAAAATAAACTAAATGGATTGACTAAATATTTATAGATAAAACTTTAAATGGCAAATAATAAAAGACCTATAACCCGTTTACAAAAATTTTACGATAATGTTGATTTTAATTTAGAAAATGAAATGGCTCGTGAGTTTGTTGAGGGTGATTTAAATTTTACTATTGTATTATTTAAAGTGGATAGAATTAAAAGTCAGACTGATGATGTTTATGGTGAATCTAACGCTAATGAAATAGTATTTTATCCACCTGTAGAATTAAAAGTTAGACCATTACTTAATGAACCAGAATCACAAACATATTCAGAAGGTTATGTTAGATATCAAGATTACGGAAATTTTGATTTTACAATATTTGTTGACCATTTAGTTGAAATGGGTGTTGATATAGATTATGGTGATTATGTTGGTTACCCTGATTTTGAAGACAATATTAAATATTTTACCGTAACTGATGACGGTAAAATTTATTCAGATAATCAACACACAAGATTAGGTTATAAAGGTTATTATAGAACTATTAAATGCGTGACTGCTGACCCTAATGAATTCAACCCTAATTATTAAAAATTAAATGGCATTACCTAAAAAAAGAAAAACTGATATACAAATTAAGAGTATTGACCCTCAAGGTGGTCCTGCTCATTGGGTAGATCAGTTTATCGATAAAAATAAACAATTTCTTCCTAGGTCAGTAGATTTAACTGATTTAGATGAAGGTTTTGTTGAATTTGTTAGAAACGATTTAGAGGTTGCTTTTGAAGGTGAGAAAGTTCCTGTTAATTTTTTAACATTACAAAGATGGAACGAATTTGCCAAAACTTGGCAAAATACAGATAAATATAAAAATTTAAAAATACCGTTTATTTCTGTTGTTAGAAGACCTAACCCTGAAACAGGTACAAATCCGGCAGATTTTAAAATACCTGTAAGAAAAAATTTCCCTTACATGACTATTCCCGTTTGGGATGGTAATCGTAAAGGTGCTGACATTTATAGTATACCGAATCCTGTTGGTGTAGACATGGTTTACACTGTAAGACTTTTTAGTTATAAAATGCGTGAACTAAATAAATTACACCAAAAAGTCCTACAAACTTTTGCTTCAGCGCAAGCCTACGTCAATATAAAAGGTCACTATTTCCCGATACTCTTAGAAAGTATGGGTGATGAAAGCCAAATAGATAATTTAGACGGTAAAAGATTTTATGTACAAACATATGAAATGAAATTACAAGGTTACCTTGTTGATAGTGAAGAATTTGATGTTAAACCAGCTGTAAGTCGAGCTTTTGTTTCGTTTGAGGTTGACCAAAAGAAACCAAGGCCAATAGCTAAAATTATTAAAGATGAGACTCAGAACGATATAACATTAAAATGTATTATTCAGTTTTTACCTGGTTCTTATACTGAAATAAACCTTTCTTTAGATTCACCTTCACAAATAACTTCAATTGATTCTGAAAATGTTATTACATACACAATTTTAAAAAATGGTTCCCCCATTACTTTGCCTTTCACAGCAAATGAAAATGATACAATATTTATCAGTATAGTTAAAAACGATACTACAAAATTTAGTGAAATAATACTTAGAGGATTAGTAATAGTATAATGGGTGGGAATGGATGTAATTCCGAAATAGTAAAATATTATGTCGTACAACCGGCTGGTGGTGGTGGTTCAATAACTGGTTCTACTGGTGATTTTATTGTAGGTGGTGATTTATTTGTTTGTGGTACAGGTTCTACAATATACACTAACACAATAGAACCTTGTGACCCTAATAGTGGGGTTACAATTTCTAATATTACCACATTCTATCCTAATGGTAATATTTT